ATGCTGCAGGACTGTAAGTCCCGTGATATAGAAATTATCATAACCAAGAACATAAATAGATTTGGGCGGGATAGGGTTGAGATTCTTGATTTTGTAGGGATTGTCTATGGTAAGGTTAGATTTTCAAAAGCTAGTGGATTAGAATGTAGAAAGGAGGTGAGGTCATATTGTGAAGGATGATAACCAATTGGGACAGAATATCCAGCATTTAAGAGAAATGTATGGAGAGACATTAGATGAGTTAGGTGAAGTTATACATTATGCAAGATCAACTGTAAAAGGCTATGAGAATGGCAGTAGAAAACCAGACCTTCAAACTCTCAATAAGATAGCAAAACATTTCAGTATGACAGTTGATGAGTTATTATACACAGATCTGACCGACCTCAATGGCGTGAAAATGGATAATTTTTCAGTTAAAGATATGATGGATTTATTCCAGACAATTTTACCATTGTATTTTTCTGAAGATGCGATGAGAAATTCAAAATTTAGTAAAGGGTATAAGTTTTGCCACCAAATTATGGATGCCTTTTCAAATAATGAATCACTAAGAGGGACAATAATATCTGACGCATTTCAGTCTTTTATTGAGGCACTTGATGATCTTGAGTGCCCAGAAGCGGCAGCCAATTTGATGTGGACAATTTTTGTTTGGTGGACACAGATATTTGATGTAAAACAAATGCTGTCATTACAATCCAAATTGCAACTTAACAAGTTCGACATTAAAGATTATATTAAAATGAAGGAGAACGTAAGCGAGGAAATTAAAGAAAAGAGGCAAAGTTTCGTTTCGGACATTGATGAAATATTCACAGAAATTCTTAAGGAATTAAAATCTGATTCTAAATGGTCTAATCTCGCAGATTATTATATTGCTTTAAAGTACGTTTTCGCGATGGTCGATTCAGACCTTTCTCCTGAAATGAACTCAGTTGTAGGTATGCAGATGATGATGAGCTTTGCTAAAATTGGTAATCCGCACGCATTAAATTTCTTAAGACACCCTTATAAGCATAAGTGATACACCTTTTATTCGCATATGAATAGAAGGTGTTCTTTTTATTGTTCGCGTTTTGCGAACCTCTCTCGCGTTAATAAAAGATATAATAGAGTCACAGAAATGAAGGGAGGATTCCTCTAGTGGAAGAAAAGAAGAAAGGGATATTAGCCTGGATTAAGGCACATAGGAAGGAACTAATTATCGCAGGTATTAGCGTAACCGCATTAGTTGGGATTATTTTATGTTTGAAGAATCGTGATTCGATTGAGGCTCTTTGGAAATCACTAAGTAGTACAGTAAAAGAGTCACCTACTAAGGCACCGAAAGTATCTCGGATAGCTTTAGAAAAGATAAAACAGTCATCTGTCACTGTTGCAGATGTCATCAATCCTACAGAAATATCAGTTATGAATACGTCAAAGACTTTTCATGATCCCTTTGAAGTCAGCGACCATATCAGAAACCTTCATGAAGGATGGTGTGCTTCTGCTAAGAAGATCACTGAAGCAGAGGCCATGGGAATTATCCTCAAGCCAGGACAAACATTAGTAGACGGATATATCAAGGGAAGTGTTGCAGCATGAGTCTGTAAGACCTTCTCAGGAATTTCGCTAATGGAGATTATAACATAGAACGCTTAGATAACTACGAAAGTGGTGTCGTGAGGATTTTACTTTGATAAATGAACACCGGTGCAGTGCCGTGAGGGTAAATCGGGTAAATCCTTCAATTGGAAAGAGAATGAGCGCTAACCTGGGACAAGAACGGAGGAACGATTTGACACAGATGGAAAAAAGATACTTTTTTTTATAAAGGGTAACTCAACATTATGTTTGATGATAATCCATAAGTAATGGATTATGGCCACGAATATTACGCAAACAGGAATTCGAAAAAATGAGATTCCTAACAATGGAAAAGGCCATCTGTTGGTATGAATACCAACAGATGGCCTTGATTAACCTATTCTAGAATATCTACCATCAATCCAGACTTAAATTCCACAGTGAACTTATTTTCATGAACAGTAACTTTTTCAATCAACCGCCTGACAAAAGACTCGTCGTACTGAGTAATGGCAGTTGGCTGAGCCTGTAGAAATGTGCGCATGTCGGCAATCCGTTTTTTCAGTTCATCCCGACCGAGGTTCTCGAACTGAACCTTTTGCTTTTCATCCCTTAGACGATAGATTTCATTACCGACCTTCTCGTAATCTTCCTTTGAAGTGGCAAGTTTCATAAGTTCTGCCTGGAGTTCTACCAGCCGTTTGTCTATCGCGGTAAGTGTATGACTGTTCTCATGACATATTACAGATTCAATATTAGTCTGCAGCGTGATGAGAAAATGATCCTTATCAGATAACGCTTGGTTGATAGCTGCGACCATCACCTGCTCTAATGTACTCTCGAGTACCGTTCGAGCTTCGCAGAACGAACCGGTATTCTCTAATCTGCTGACACAACGCCAGACGATTGATTTCTTACCTCGGTTGTTCCAATGGACTCTGCGGAATACCTCGCCACAACCTCCGCAGAATATCATATTTGAGAAGCAATGAATGCAACTGAAGGTCCTGTTTTTACCGTTTGGGCTGATATGGACTACCCGGCGGTGTATTAGTTCTTCCTGCACCTGCATGAATATTTCACGCGGGATGATAGCCTCGTGGCTGTTTTCCACGTAATACTGCGGTACAACACCATGGTTCTTTACTCGAGTCTTTGTGAGGAAATCTGTTGTGTATGTTTTCTGTAAAAGGGCATCCCCGATATATTTTTCATTTCGCAAAATCTGGTTGATATTGCTGGTATACCATTTTTCGTTTCCTGCACCATTTAAAATGCCGTCCGCTTCAAGGCCACGCTTAATTTTCAGCATGCTGGCACCTTCGAGGTATTCCCGGTAAATGCGTTTAATTATCTCGGCTTCTTCGGGGACAACGATCAGGCGCTTATTTTCATCTTTTGTAAATCCGAGGAAGCGGTTGCAGTTAACTTGGATTTCGCCCTGCTGATAGCGGTACTGAAGCCCCAGTTTCACGTTCTGGCTGAGGGATTGGCTTTCCTGTTGTGCAAGAGAAGCCATGATGGTAAGCATTACCTCGCCTTTGGAATCCATGGAATTGATGTTCTCCTTCTCGAAGAAAACGGGAATACTTTTCTCCTTAAGCTGCCGGATATACTTCAAGCAGTCCAGTGTATTTCGGGCAAACCTGCTGATGGATTTTGTAATGACCATGTCGATGCTGCCCACCATGCACTCATCGATCATGCGGTTGAATTCTTCACGCTTCTTGGTATTGGTGCCTGAGATGCCATCATCTGCATAGATGCCTGCCAGTGTCCAGTCTGGATGTCCGTTGATGTAAGTAGTGTAATGATCAATCTGTGCTTCGTAGCTGGTGGCCTGCTCGTCACTGTCGGTGGAAACTCTACAGTAGGCGGCTACGCGGAGTCTTTGTTTTTCTTCATCACAATCTCTACGGACATGCTTCCTGGCAGGAAGCACCGTAACAGTTCTACTTGTCGCCAATAGTTACACCTCGCTTTCAATTAGACTATAGGCGTATTCCGCCTGTGCAAAAGGATCATCATAAACTCGTGAACCTTCGATGATGTGGAAGGTAGAGGGGTAGACAACAACCTTAGCTTCTTTAGGTTTGTGGATTCGACCGAGTGCTAATGCCCGTCTAATTCTTTCTTCCTGAACTGCTGCAAAGGTATCCGGGTCAATGATCGCAGGGTAATAATCATCTCCAAGGTAACGGATATTTTTCAGCATATTCCCAACTCCAGCGTGTAAAGTATTCAAGTCAACCTTCTTGGCAGCAGTCCTGAAGGAGTCGCCAGAAAGGTAGGTCTGATAAAGCTCTCGAACCTGTTTTGCGGCGTGCTCGTCGATCACTGCGACTCCGTTTTCTATCTTGTATCCGTATAGGGTATGAACCATCTATTTCACCAGCCTTTCTCTTAGTGTTATGCCGCATTTAAGCTTAAAACCAATTTCCGTCCTAGAATTGACAATAATTTGGTCAACAAACCGACTGAAAAGTTCCCCGTCAAAGCCTGCCTGCATAGTGGCTTTTGTGGAGAATTGGAGAAGATCGCTGACTTCGCTAAGGTGAAGGGACTCGTTGCTGATGAAAGAAATAAGAGAATCCTTCCGGCGCTGCAGTTGTCCAGTCTCCTGTAAGAGCTCGTTATTTCCTCTGGTGTAGACAACCGGTTCGAGATAACCTCGAGTCTGCAAGCTCATGAGCATTTTTCTTTGTTCTTCGATTTCTACAAGCTTTTTGTCAATTTCTTGTAAGGTTTTCATGCTATTAACTGAGTCAATACCTCTTAAACTCATGAGGAGAGGCCTCAGAACGATTTGATGTCCGAAAATAAGTTTATTTATCATGGAAACAAAGGAATACTCTAATTTGGAATTTGTGATGTACTTCATGGAGCATTTCTCGATTTCCATGATATGTGTATTGCAGCTCCATACGATGTGTTTTTTACCGCTGGAATGGATACAGCGTTTAAATGTACCGCCACACTGGTTGCATATGATTTTGCCGGAGAAAGGGTAGCGGTTCTGATACTTCTCGTGTTGCTTTTCAACGCCCTTTTCTTTTCCACGCTGTACCATGACCATTTGAGCGGAATCATAATCTTCACGGCTGATAATCGCCTCGTGATGGTCATGAATCAGGTATTGCTCCAGTTCTCCGCGGTTTAGTAACCTGTTAAATTGACTGTCAGTGTAGGTCTTTTGGAATATCGCGTCACCAATGTATTTCTCGTTGATGATCATCCCTCTGATGGTGGAGGATGTCCAGCGGCCGCCGTTCTTGCCCTTAAGCCCTCGGGCATTTAAGTCCTTAGCAATTATATGAGTACCTTTACCTGATAAAGCCTCTGAAAAAATATACCTAACTATTTCTGCCTGCTGTTTGTTGATAATCAATTCGCCATTCACTGCATCGTAACCGTAGGGGGAACAGCCGATTTTATAAGTTCCGTTTTGAAAGCGTCGTTGTATGGACCACTTGTTGTTATCAGCAAAGGATACCGATTCTCCTTCGGCCAGTCCGCTTAGGATTGACAGCATGAGTTCACTTTCCATGGAGCCTGTGTTGATGTTCTCACTTTCAAAATAGACGGAAATGCCAAGTTTGGTAAGCTTGCGGACCAACTCAAGGCAATCCATAGTGTTTCGGGCAAATCGGCTAACAGACTTCGTCATGATGAGGTCGATATTATGTTTTTCACAGTCATTTATCATCCGAAGCAACTCTGAACGCTTTTCTTTCTTGGTTCCCGTAATACCTTCATCATAGTAAAGTCCTGCAAATTCCCATGCTGGATTTGCCTTAATAGTGGATTCGTAATGGCTTTTTTGGGTTTCAAGACTGATAAGCTGATCCTCGCTGTCAGTCGAAACGCGGGCATAGGCAGCAACTCTCATCTTGGGTTGTTCTTTATTATTAATTGTGTTTGGAGCTATTAACGTTACCTTTTTCAATTTTCACCTCCTTGTCAGTATCACATATTACCTCTGAAGCCCTGTTATATCAACGTTTTTCTGGCATGATCGAAGCCAGAGCAGGGGAGAAAGACTGCCGGTTAAGCGTGGTTATCTTGTTGAATTCACTTTTAGTAATCAGGTTATTTTTCAGCATGGATTCTAAAATTTGCTGGGCTAGGAAGTAATCATATTCATGTTGTAATTGCTCCTGAGAAATTACTTTTTTCTCAAAATTGAATTCGGACATTCCGGTTGTGATGTTTACCATAGATCGTTTCCTCCAATTGGAGGGTAGATATCCCTCTCATCATCCAAAGGACAGAAAAGGGTGGAATGAGTACCGATAGAAAAAAATAACCGCCGAGTGAAATCTATCACTCGACGGTATCGGAAGGCAGTTATTCTGTTTTTATAAAAGCGTCTTTGAAACCAGCTGTTTTTGCTTTGGCAAGCACAGCATCGGCTTTGGCTTTGATGCTGTAAGCTCCAACTTGAACACAGTAAAGTATCTTTGGGTTAGTTGGAGCGGGAGTGCTCATAGCATCAAGTAGTTTCTTGACGTCAGCGCGGAACGTATCCATGCTTTTACCATGCTTTGGGAACCAGTGCATGACATCGCCGTGGTTGCTGGCAATCCCAAGTTTATAACCCTCGCTGTGGCAGATGATGTTCTTCTCAGTTAATCCGTATGACTTGCAAAGGAAAGCACATAGCTCAGCGGCTTCCTTATAGACTGCCGAAAAATATGACGGGTTGCTCAGGTTATCCTCGCAGATCTCGAATCCGATATGGGTCTCGTTGGCTGAATTCCCAGCATGCCACCCGCGGTAATCCCATGGAAGGGTCTGGTATGTTGCGATGCTTCCATCATCCAGTTTGCCTATGAACGCATGGGCACAGACTTTTCTTCCGCTAGGCATGTACTGGTTCCAGTGGCTTCCATACAAGTTCTCCCCGAGGAGTCCATCGTCAGGACCGATATAGCGCTTTAAAAAGGGATTGTTTGCTCCGGTTGAGTGGACCATGATGCCTTTTGGAACTATTCTCTTGCCGGCTTTGTAGCAGGCATTGTTAATCAGAATTAGTTTTTTTAAGTTCATTATGAATCCTCCTTATTGAGTTGTTCCAATACAGCCTTGAGTTTTTCAGGGATTGGAAGACCTATCTTTGCAGTGTTTTCCAATATGCTAATTCCCTCATTGGAGAGATAGAAAAAAATGACAGCAGTCCTTATGGCACTACCATTTTGTAATAGCTTTGAATCAATTATCTGACCAACAGCAACTAGAGAAAATATGAGCACCTTTTTGAAGATACCCCTAAACCCAATCTCGCTTGATAGTCGTTTCTCTATTATTGCAACCATGAGTCCGGTGATATAGTCAATAACGGCGAATGCTACCAGTGCATACAAAAAGCCGTCCCATCCGCCCAAGAAGTAACCGATGCTACCGCCGATAGTAGTAATTATTAGTTGAATAGTGTTTAAGAGATCTTTCATTTGGTTTCCTCCTAAAAATTGAAAGAACCCGAAGGCTCTCTCAAAAAGTATAAATTCGTACTTATGGCTGTGAATCTGAATAAAGCTAAATCCATTTGAGAACAGCAATTGAAGACAATACAATCACAAGATTTAAAGAGGAGAGTATGAGCAATCTATGCCATTAAACTCCAACCCGATGGGTAACCTTCAGGACTCCATACATTACTATCGATGAGTGATTCATATATAAGCTCATTGAAGGTTACTCTATCTCCTGTGTTATATGCATCATGACTGCCTGTTGGTTGGATCCATTCTTGAATCACACCTTTTGGCACTATCTTCTTAAACAGAGCTGATGTTACATCAGGAGTCCAATCATCTTGTGAACTGTGACCAGGTGCAATTACTTCATAGAGCTGGTTCTCATACTTCACGACAGTGCCTGTTGAGTAGTTTATTCCAGGTTCCCAATCAGGATATATTTCAATAAGATCAAGCATCTGTTCTATGGTCAGTTCTGCTTCAAGCAGGGCCTGTTTGTATTTCGTTGATATTGCAAGTACCTCTGCTTTTTCAGCCTGTTCATGTTCAACTGCAGCTGTAAGCTCAATTATCTTCTCTTCCGGAAGCAGATCCTTATCCAAAAAATCAACTAAGCTATTTATTATTGCTCGCAGCTCTTCAGATGCTTTCTGGATCACGATTTCCTTTGATACGGTGTCTTTAAAGTACCTGATCTGGTAGCTGTCGTCGTATTTGTATAATGTTATGTGGCTTATCATTTCATCCTCCTACTTAACCTCTCTCCAGACGTCTCCAACATTTACGTAGGCTTGAACCACCTGCCTCCAAGTATCGCTGATGTTCACATACATGGCTGAAGGTTGCTTCCAAACATCTCCTACATTCAACTGAAATGCTGGTACCTCACTGTAATCTACATAGAGTCTTGGATTGTAGATATTGTTCGGTGCTGCGCTCTCTTGGGTTCTGAAGTATGCCATGGTTGCAGTACTTGATAGAACCTTGATCCCGTATTTCCCGGCTCCACTTTCATACCATGCCTTTACAATATTAGTTACCGGTACTGCTACGTCTACATTAAGCGTGGTTCCAGTGCTTACTGAGCTGTCTCCAGCCCCGGATGCTGATGGCATATTGTTCCAGGTTATCGTAGTTGCGTCCCATGCAGCAAGCCACCTCTGAGCATAGATTGTGGCAGCTCCTGACTCCAAGCTATAGAGCCTGAGGTATAAAGTAGCTGAGTTTATTCTGCAGTTAGCGGGTATTGAGCTCAGATCCCAGTTAAGTGCCATGATTCTGGCTGTGGTGCTGGTTTGTCTTAAAGTGTTACTGGTAGCTGTTCTGTACACACTATTGGGTCCGTCCTGAAGGCAGTTATTATCTACATTTGCGTTTATTGTTACTGTACCCATAACTCCTCCTTACACATACTTCAGATACACAGTTCCAGTAGGTACTGTGCTTGCTGTCGGAGGAGCTCCTGTTCCAGAGATAATTCCTGCTACCTTAGGAGTCGTACCACTCACATAGTCAGAGAGAGAAATTGAAGTATTGTCGTGAGCATGAGATACTGCAGCATCTGAGGTATAAATCCTAGTCCATGATGCAGCCACATTTCCATCTGTGGTCCTTCCAAAAAAAGCATTACCTGTTCCACTGTAGTCAATCCAAATGCCACCCCAACCACGAGCCATATCTCTTGAACCGAACTTTATGAAGTATCCATAGTTGGATACAGGAGGTGCTCCCACAGATGAGTGCGAAATGAATCCACAATACCCATTGGGAAGATCTCCCCAGGCAGATGCTGAGGATAAAGTTACTAGTGGTGATAAGGTTCTGCCAATTAGAGTCGCTGCTCCTGAAACGAAGGCACTCTCTAGTATTGTTCCTTTGTAGTAGGCGTCGCCACCTATATCCAAGACTCCCTGCTCCCAGACTTTTCCAACTCCAATTCCGGTCTTACTCCAGGACATGGCAACTTCCCCTGTTGAAAGCACATAACCAGCAGTTACCGTATTGAACTTATCACTAACTGTCAGAAGCAGATCATAGCTGGTTGTGGCTGTATAGGTTCCGTATACTGGAGAAACATTAAGTGAAGTTGTTCCAACAGCGAGACTTGTGCTGACATGTGTGGTTGTCCAGGTTCCACTTGTTCTAAGCTTTGACTTGATAGAGTAGGTTATTTGATTCTTACTGTTAAGACTGCTTATAGTTGCTGTGGCAGTATATTTGCCATAAGTGCCAAGTGGTGATGCATTGCCGCCGCTATCGCTTCTGAAAGCAGAGAATGCAGAAATTACAGGAGTATTGTACGTTAGCAACGTACATGATACGGTCTTTTCTGCACTTACCCTTCCTCGGCTATCGGTGACTGTGGCAGTGGCAACAATAGTTCCAGTTGCTGAAATGGCTCCAGTCGTGCCGACTATGTTGGAAGTATTTGTGTATGTTGTTGAGTTGAATACTACCTTGTACGAGGAAATGGAGCTGGATTTTACTCCAGCTGCCCCATTTATGGTGAACTGGATCCTACTGAGAGTCTGAGCAAAGTTATTAGTTCCAAGGGCCAGATTTGCAACTGCAGCTACAGTCTCGGCTGCAGTTACGCTTGAAAATGTCGGTATAATTGAAGTGCCCACATTTGCTGTTGCATTTGCACTCTGAGTGCTACCTATCTGGGATCCATTTAGCCTTGTTGTAACATAGGCAGTAGCTGCTGTAGAAACTGCTGATGGGATAGTCGCATAGATCTCATCAAGCTGAGCTGCAGAGAAGGTGTAGCTGTCCTGGGCTAGATCCCCAGTTGTTTCAATTACCGTTCCTCCCACATTTATCTGGAAAGTATTGGTGAAGCTTGTCGAGTACCTTGGAGCAGTAACTGTAACTCCAGAGCCTATTGTGAATTCTGGGAATGAAGTTATTAGGCTCGCTCTCGGTATCGTAGTTAATGACCAGTTGTAGCTAGCAACAGCTCCATCGTAGAGTGAGCTTGGTCCATTTATATCAAAACCGGATGACACTGCAATTGTCAGTGATCCGTCTGAGTTATGGGAAATGTCTGCTGTGTATGTTCCAAGCTCAACAACCTGCTGATTTCTGAAATCCATGGACCTGGTGTCGTAGAACACATTAGATCCGTTTATCTTGACCCAGCAACTGTTACCTGTAGTGCTTGATGAATATGCCTGGTAGGTGTCAGAAGAAGAATAAGCCCATTGCCTTAAGGTTATGTTTGAGGTGTTGTTCTGGATGCTCTGGGAGTTTATGGTGAGATCCAGGTAGAGATGATAAGTGTGGTTCACGTAGGGACTGCTTAGGGTTCCTGTAAGTCTAATATCCGGCATATCTCCACCTCCTATCCGATCCACCTGACCAGCGTAATATTCGCATCATATTTTTCTATCTTGTGGTTTCCAACTACCATGGATTCTAGGACCTGAGCTGATTTTATGTACATGATTTGTCCGTTGATGTAAGCAACTATTGCTTGTCCGTCCTTGAAGTTCATCTGCTGATTGGTGATGTTTATCTTCAAGTTGCTGTTGGAATCTCCAATGGTTAGTCCAATTACGTCATCGAAATTGAAGTATTGGTTTATGTCCTCAATAGTGCTCATATCAGCCTTCCCGTTGAGGGCTTGCTCAATTGAGGTTCCAGCATAGCTAATGTCATTGTTTGTTACTTTCCCTGCGCCAAGGCTGAAGGTGCCATCAGCAAGGTTTATCCAGCTGGATCCATTAGCTGACTGAAGTATTCCTGACTTAACGATATTTGCACTTAGCTCACCGGTTGTTACAAATGATGCATTGATCCTTCCATCATTGGTTAGTGCTATTGGGAAATTACCATTTATTCCTGATGAGCTGTAACCAAGGCCATTGATGTTCCATCGCCACATCTTCTGAGCTGTAGCCGGATCATCAGTATCCATGATGAGAATCTCACCATTTCGCTTGAGGACATAACCTCCAAGGGCAGATGTTAGCAGTGCAGTTGCATTTAGTATTACAGCGCTTAAGTCCGAGTTATTTCTTTCCACAGTCTGGGCTATGGTTTTCTGAGCATCCGAGAGTTTTGTTATGCTTCCTGATACTCTTTCTTTGAAGTCGCCAATTTCGACCTTAGAAATCCTACCAAGAAGCAGATCCTTTTCAATCGAAATAACTCTTGATTTGTGGTCAATTCCAAGGTCAAGATGCTTGCAGGTTACTGTATCTCCAAGCTCCACCTTGACCAAATTGCTGAAGCTTCTATACTCCTCGGTGTTTTCGAGGTTTAACATATCAACCTTGATGTTAGTCACTGGAAGATCGCACTTAGTATCGGTGAAGTAGGAAGTGACTGCCTCCCTAAGCTGTGTTATCGCCTCTTCTTCAGTTGTTTCCTCATCAATTCCGATATCAAACTCAACTTCCTTGATTCTAGGTGAGTTGTACGCTCCGATATATGGGCTATCCAGATATACCTCAGGAAGTTCCAAACCATCCTTGCCCTTTGGCCGGATCCTTGTAATTATCGAGTCATAATCCTCGGTAACTTCCACATCCAGCATGTTTTTTCTGTATGTAATAGCTACTCCGTTATCTTGGCCTCTTTGAACGAGAATTGAGATAAGCCAACCATCAAGCTTTAGCTCCCCATTCCACATAGTTATTATGCTGTCAGTACCCATGATGCAATCAGCAATGTTCCTATTGATGAAGTACTGAGTTGCTGGAGTTGAAATATCCGAGAAAGCCGTAAATGGATGCAAATAATTAGCTGCCCCAAGAATATCTTCCAGGGCAGCTTGAGCTCCTTTACTAGTTGGTCTAATGTCTCTGACCTCGTTATAGATAAGGTCCCAAAACACGTGACGCGTATACACATAGAGCCTGGCCATTCCTTTTCTAGTCCTATAGATCCTGAATGGCTGACCATCAGCAAAGATTATCCTGCCCTCTATGATCTCCTTCCACTTTCCTGTATTATCATAAATCGCTTCAAACTCTGCGCTGTAAAGACCGTTCAGGACTTCCTTTGAGGTAGCCTTGATTATATTGTTTAGCACAGCTATTCCATTGGCAGTGAAGGTTGTTTCTTCCTTTTCAAATAGCCTGATCAAGCCTTCACCTCCTACAGATTACGCCAGTTGGGTACTATCTCAAGTTTTGTTACTGTGCCGATCCATGAAATAGAGTTTGTTCCTGGAATTAATATTGGAAACTCACCATACATGTCATTATTCTTTCCAAGTAGATCCTTGTATGCTTCCTCTAATTCACTATTCAGAGTCACGTACTCCGAAACATTGATTAGAATCACATTAAAGGAATTTACAGTGAACGTAATTGTTCCAGTACCATAAATGGTTATTATCGGCCTTGAAGCTGCAGTTCCTGGGTTTATGAGATTTCCAGGTATAGTCATTGTCTGCATTGCCAGCCCACTCTCAAGATACCCGTATGGCTGGCACATGAACTTAATCTTCCCTGTCCTTAGGTATAGGAGTTTCTTGAAGTCAATCTGCCCGCTTAGTCTTGCCTTATAGAACACATCTGGTTCGCTGGATAGGATTAGATTTCCACTTCCTCTTAGCCAAGCTTTAATGGAACCTAGCTGGCTCACATCCTTCAGTGTTATTTCCAGCTCCTTTTCGATAGGAGATAAGCTTCTATACTCTTGGAACAGAAAACCATCCCTACCTGGAACTTTCAGAAACTCTCCATCTTCCTTTGCTGATTGGACCGGAGGGAGGGTATTCACAACTATTCTGTAATTTCTCGAATCTTCATCCTTGAATATGAAATAAGAACTCATTAGTATGCACCTCCTCTAGACAGCCTTTCGTCAGCTATGCTTCTTGTCATTAGTTCATCAAAGTAGTCGTACAGACCACTTGTTAGGTTTCGTCCATCTAGGTATACATCCACCTTTTTCTCAGCTATTTGCCTGAGTAGGTAGATCATTTCCCTAAATTCATCTCCTCTACCAATGCTAAGCGATCTCATTGCATCAGCCATAATAGGGACTAGCCTGTTTAATGGAAGTATGGCTTCGCCACCTGTACCTGATTCACCACCAGCGAGAAATGAATTCCCATCGAATCCGAATATTGTAGGATCCAGCATAAGTCCACCTTCCCTATACCACTTAATTCCAAAGGAAGGTACTTGTGGAGGTGCAAGGCTGAATTTACCTTCTATCTCAAAGTGAGGGAGCTTGATCTGTGGTAGCTTGAATTCAGGCAGTTTTAGGTTCTTGAAAAACCCAACAATGGCGTCAATTGCAGATTTCACAGCGTCCCTTGCCTTGTTAATAGAACTCGAAACTGTGGTTGTAACTCCATTCCATACACTGATCCCTGTGGCTTTTACAGTATCCCAATTCTTATAGAGGAGCACTCCAACTGCTATAAGGCCACCTATAGCTGCTACAGTTATTCCTATAGGTCCAGTTATTACAGCCATTACTCCTCCAGCCGCTGATATTGCTCCTGAAACAGCACTGAAGGCCGACACAGCCGCTCCAACTATTGATACGACCTTTCCTATAACTAAGATAACCGGTCCAACAGCTGCGGCAATAAGGGCAACCTCCACTATGGTTTCTTGCTGTTCTTTTGAGAGTCCCTGAAAGCTGTCCATTAGTGGTTTCACTACGCCAATCAATCTTTCAAGTATTGGTATAAGGATCTGTCCGAATTGAATTCCTATAACCTCAGCTTGTTCCTTCATAGCTCTTATCTTATTGGTTGGGCTATCCATGGTCCTGGCAAGATCTCCCTGGGCATTCTTAGTAGAATCCAGTATCACGCCATATCTAGCCTGAACCTTCTGAGCTTCAGTTAGCTCTGCACCTTGCTCAGCTATTCCATGGGTATATGCATAGGTCTTCATTGTGTTGTCAGTGACCAATATGCCCAGAGCTTTCAGTGGCTCAGCTTCACCAGTTATACCGGCTCTAAGCTTATTGAATGCTTCATCAGGGCTAAGGTTGTAGAATGATGCCATATCATAGGCAAGCTTCGTAAGATCCTCTGACATATTAAGAGACTCGTCTGATGCAAGTCCCATGGATGTCAGCATAGAGTTGTATGTTGCTACATTGCTCCTCACATTATATGCATTAAGGCCAAGAGCCTTTGACATCTCTTCAGACCAACCTCTAGCCTCTCCAGCAAGTCCACCCATTGATACTTCGAAGAGGTTCTCCGATTCAATTGCATCCATAGCCATCTTTGTTGTTGCAGTTCCAATGCCGACCATTGGTAGGGATACAGCAGTGGATAGGTTCTTTCCCACAGACTGCATCTTATCTCCCACTGCCTTCATCTTTTCACCGGCCTTATCCAAGGCTTCAGACAATGTATTCCAGACTGAGGTTTTCTTCTTAAGCTCATCTGAAGTGTCTTTCAGCTCCTGCTGCATTTTGCTTAGCTCCGCATTTGCATAGTTCAGCTTGATCTTCAGGTTCTCAGATGCCTTGGAGTCTGCACCCTTTTTCTCCACACTTTCCTGGAAACTCTTAGAGAGTGCTTCAACCTTTGTTTTCTGGATGTCAATCTGCTGATTCAGGCTATCTGCTTTAAGCTTCAAACCTTCAGCTGACTTTCCGAAGTCACCAAGCTTTGCACTGGCAGCGGTAAATTCGCTCTGAACAAGCTTCAGGCTTCTCTGTAATTTACTTACGCCCTCTTGAAAACCTGTATCATCAAGACCTATTCTTGCTACTACTGTATTACTTCCTCCAGCCAAATTTACCACCTCCCTTACAATGGAATATTGTCAATTGTGTCAACTCTGTTGTCATCAATGCCATTAACTGATTTATGGACCCGGAACAAGCCATGAAGCTTTCTTGGGGTTGAGTTCCAGAACTGCTCCTCAGTCATCTTGAGGATCACAGTCCCCAAATAAAACATCCACTCCCAATCCCAATCTATGGAACCAGAGTGGATGTCACTTCCCCCGAGGTTTCTTCAACCTCAGGCATTGCTATACTTAATGCTTTATTAATTACTGTTCCGAGTCTTTCAAGATCATCTAAACCCAGTAGTGAACCAATACTTTTCAATGTTACCGAGTCATCTTCAACTTTAACTGCGGAATATACCAAGGCTCTCACAGCCTTGATCTTCATCCTCTGAAGATCCTCAAATGCTTTGTTCAGGTCTCCGTATATGTCTTCTAGTTCACAGAATGTGTTCAGATTAAATTTCAATTCATATTCATTTTCATCAAGGGTGAACTTGATACCCTTATCCTTTAACTCATTACCTTTCAACTTCTAACCTCCGTTATACATTTTAGAATAACCATCAGATAACAATTATTCATTTTGTCATTTGCTCGTGAATACATAAATATTTATTAATATTTACAGTCTTTTTTTCTATTATGGTTTCTGCTATAATCTTGAACATAGAAAAACCTCATAAGTCTTGGGGTCGCTTTAGTTTCCTGACTTTTTACACTAAAGCTTATGTGGTTTTTCTATGTTCTAGTAATAATGACATCGAATACATATAACTGCATATATATTTATGCAGTTTTTTATTTATATATAAAGATGTAGCTTATAATTGTTATTTGATGGTTATTCTCATATTGAATCTTTGTTGGGCTAATTCCCCTTAGTCATTTCGTAATTTGATTATTAGTGTACATAGTACAAACTATATTGCTGTAGGCTCAACAGGCACTGCTGTGAACCATCCAGAAATAATTGTTGGATCCGATCCAACTTCATCCTCATCAGCTATGAACCTGTAGTTACCATCGAAATCCCTGGCAAAGAAAGTACCCTTAAGTTTTGAACTCTTTGGTGCAGGCTTTCCTGCTTCGGTATCAAACTCATCTGATGTTAGCTCGAATTTGCCCTTAAGGAGCCACACAAACCTGTATTTACCATTAACTTTCTTTGACTTAAATCCCATGGCGATAGTTGGTGGTAGATCATCCTTACTTTCAATTAGCACTCCCTTTACCACCTTTGCACCCTGTAGTGTGGCCCTGCTAGTCAGTGAAAGCTGGTTCAGTTCAATTTCAACCTCAACACTGTCGAACGCTGAAATGACATCCTCCACAATATCATCAGAGTATATGTTCTCTGAGTTCACTTTCGGTGATATTTTTGCACTTACTGCTCTCTCCAATTTCTCAGGCACTCCATATGTAGCGCCAGTTCCGTCATCCTTTGTTACAGTTGCTATGTGAATATCTTTAAGTCCTATTTGTCTAGGCATTTTATCCCTCTCTTTCTTCTAGGTAGTAATACCTCAGCGCCTTGTGGTAAATCCCGGTGTCAGATTCATAGATATCAGCTTCGTCTATCCGAGTAAAACCAGCATTCTTCATCTGGTTCTTCACTTGAATCACAAGGACTTCGTAATCTGTCTTTGACCATATATCAACCTGGAAATATCTACCCGTCAGGCTTTCCTTGTCATCGTCATAAGCTTCCCCGGTTTGGAAGTATTCATGGAAAGTTATGTATTGATTTGCTGCTCCTGAATGTTTCTGGAATTTAACTGGAATGCCAAGAGGTGTCAAAGCTTCAAGTATCTTCTTATTCAAACTCCTTAAGCCCCCTTTCCAGTTCTTCTTGTATCACATTATTGATATCTCTTTGGTTTTCTTTCAGCGACTTCTCAGCCCAATGCTGAGCTGGTATCTTTGATGTACCAAACTCTGTAAACTTCGAGTAATAGAATTCTGATGCATCATCCTTTGTAGGGCCAATGTTCACAAAATCAATCCCATCAACCTTCTCTTTCTTAGATACCTTAATGTGTTCAGCCATGTGTTTCTTAGTTTCCTTAGACCTGGGGGCTTTCTCCTCCATGCTTTTCTTAACCATGTCGCCTGCCTTACTCAAGGCGTTCTTCTTGATGTTTTCACCCTTATCGCCAAGCTTATTGACCTTATCAATTAGCTCTTGCATACCTTCAAGAGTTATTCTAGCCAACAGAGTCCACCTCCTTGGACTGTATCTCAATGTACTCATTTCGGTATTTTATATTGTCAATTGAAGTAATGTTGTATACCTTATCCTGAAATATGATCTGCATGTTCTGATCAAGACCGCTTATGTACCTTATGGTAAACTTTACTGTATTTTCAGCATGGATAGCTTTAGCAGCAAAGAACTCGCTGCCATGAAGGCTAGAAACCTTGGCCCACACTTCCTTTACTACTTCAGGGCTTTCAACCTCGTACCCATTCTCGTTTGTTGTAATTGCTATTCTCTGAATTGTAATACGATGCCTTAGTTCTCCTATGGTCATATTTACCAACCATCCTTTCGGTATGGGCTTAGGAGGCTGATCATAACATTGATGACTTCCTTCATATTCAGGTCTTCCCGTTTTTCATAAAGGTTTGCTATGCAGTATAGAGCTGCCTGTCTTATTGATTCAGGGATTGTAACCAATTCTGATAATGGAAATCTCAATATGTTCTCACAAAGTTCCTCACTGGTACTAATAAAAGAGGAGATGAGTGCATTGTCCTCATCCCCATCTACTTTCAAGTATAGTTTTGCTTCTTCGAGCGTAACCAACACACTCACCTCCCTTTACTATGAAGTCTTCATTAGACCTGCAGCCTTAAGTTTTGCTATCAGGGCATTCAGATCAACAACTACTGCTGCTACTGTGGAAGCTACGCTGTCAGCCTGCAATGTTGCAGGCTTCATTTCACTTCCAGAGAAAGAGAGCTTCCCACCAGTTACGATGTCAAGCTCTCCTCCAATTACTGTCTTCTCTCCACCCTGATCGGTATAGTTTTTAACGTTACTCATATTCATTCACCTACACTTTCTGCTGGAGGACCTTAATAGCCTCTGGTAGTATGAGCTTTCCATCTACCCTCTGTGTAGCCTTGAACCCTACCTGACCTGTTGCAGCGTAGAGCTCATTCAGCCTCTGGAAGGATCTACCTTGTCTGTCTGCAACCCAGTAGTATCCAAAGTCACCAAAAGCTATGCTTTTTGCAGTTGATGCTATTGTGGGCACATAGACTGAAGTCTTAACTGGCCTGTTGAGTATGGTGTCCGGTGTCCCAGCAGTTATTGATGGCTGCCATATATACTGACCGCTGCCATCTTTAAGCTTCCTTATTGCCTTAACTGTAGAGTCATTCATGATGAAAGTGGCGTTCTTCCTGTATGGCGATTTCAGGCTATAGAACAGATCCATAACCTCGTCTACAGTAATGGCTGTAGCTGAAGCTGCAGTGACTCCAAGAGTGGCTCCACCTGTTGCATTGAATATACCTGTAGGCTTACCGGTACCATCACCTATGAAGAAGGCTTCTTCTTCCTTTGCTCCTATTCTCCTGGCAAATTCCTTAGCTATGTAGCTCTCCAGGTTGAATACGCTGTCGTTTAGGAGTTCTTCCGAAACCTTGATCATAGTCGCCAGCTTATAGGCTCCTATTGAAACAAGCCCAAAGGAGTCATCGGATTCAGGGATCGGTGCTTCCTCATCAACCCAGGACGCAGTGCCTTTAGTTGCGACCACAGGTATCTTCCTGTCACCTGAGGATGTTGATATTATCTTCGCCAAGCTTCTGAACAAGTTCTCCTCCTCAAGGGCCTGTATAAGGACCTTTTCAAACTCGTCAGGTGCTAAATATCCACCTTCACTGTCAGTGCCTATCTGCAGCGCATTCTGGACATCGAAGCTGTTCTTATTCCTTAGAGCCTTCCAGAAGGCTGCTTTGTACTCATCAGTTGCTCTACCGGTTTTCATCTCCATGCCGCCATTTGGATTCATGGTTATGGGGGTATTGACCGCCTTAGAAAGCTCAAGGTCAAGTGCCTGCTGCCTTTCAAGTCTATCAATCTCCTTTCCAAGGTTCACAACGTCAGCTTCCATCTTATCGTAGGTTGCTGTGTCTTCTGCAGAGATCAGTCCATCATTTCCTCTCTTTGCATCAAGAAATGCCTTAGCAGCATCCCATGCTTTTGCTCTTTTCTCTCTTAATTCCAGTATCTTATTCATACAAATCCTCCTAATATTTCAAGAGACTCAGTCTCTTATCGAGTTCACCGATTGCAGTTTTCTTTTCCTTTTCCTTCTCAGGAAACTTCTCCTTCAAGGAGTTAAGTACAGTCATCTTGCTGTAGACAGCGCCTTCTATGGCATGTGACTCTTGGCTATCTTTTTCATACATAATTTCATCAGCAAACCCCAACTCTACAGCCTTTTTTGCATTGAACCAGGTTTCAGCATCCATGAAGTGAGATATCTTAGTTCTTGATAGACCTGTCTTCAACTCGTAGGCATTTATTATGCTTTCCTTAACCTCACCCAGCATTGCTATAGCTTTCTCCATTTCACCAGCATCACCAAAAGCCATGGTCATTGGATTGTGCGCCATAAGCATTGAAACAGGGGACATTAGAACCTTTGATCCAGACATTGCGATTACTGAGGCTGCGCTTGCAGCAAGGCCGTCTATTTTCACAGTCACATTTCCTGGATACTCCTTCAGCATGTTGTAGATCTGACTAGCCGCAAAGACATCGCCACCTGGTGAGTTGATCCATACGGTTAGGTCACCACTCCCGCTCATGAGCTCTGATTTAAACATCTTTGGTGTGACCTCATCGCCGTACCAGGTTTCGTCAGCTATAGCTCCCTCAAGGTATAGAGTTCGACTTTCGTCTCCTTCCATCCAGTTCCAAAACTTCCTTTTCATTTTCTTTCTCACCTCCTTCAGCTTCTGGTTTCATTAGTTGAGGCACATTTGCCATATCGATCATTGCAGCATTGACCATGTACTTGTTGCCTCCAAGCTCCTCCGGGATCAGGTTCATCTCCTCCAGCTCCCTTATGTCATTGGCTGACATGATTCCGTTTTGTCTCATTGTCTGGTAGAAGCTTGCCCTTGAAGATGCATCACCTCGGAGCCTTCCGTTCAGATTGAATTTAACAAAGTACTTCTTTTTATCATCATATGAAAACAAGGCCTTTTGCATTGACTGCTCAAGCCTTGATACCCAGGGGATTATTGTATTGTCTATGAAGCTTATCGACTGGTGTTCGATATTCGAGAATGTAGCTCTGTCCAGCGATGCCACAAGATGTGGAGGCACCCTGAATATCCTGCATATCTCCTCAGTCTGGAACTTTCTAGTCTCCAGGAACTGAGCTTGCTCAGGCGGTATCCCAATGCTCTGGAACTTCATTCCTTCCTCAAGAACAGCCACCCTATGGGCATTACTGCTGCCCTGATACACTGCATTCCAGCTGTCCCTCACACGCTTGGGATCCTTAACCACACCCGGATGCTCAAGCACTCCTCCTGGGTTAGCACCGTTTGCAAAGAATGTAGCTCCATACTCTTCAGTTGCTATGGCCATTCCCACTGCATTCTTTGCCATTGCTATTGGCGAGCACCCAACAAGGCCATCAAAGCCAAGGCCAGGAATATGAAGTACGTCATAATCTCTTAATTTTATGGAGCCGAGCTCGGTTCGGTATTCATAAATAAGATCTCCATTAGAGTTTCTGTCCACTACCATTCGATCTGGGAGCAGGGGATAAAGTGACACCACATTCCCTCTACCGTCTCTAATGATTTGTGCGTAAGCATTACCCCAAAGCAAAAGATGACTCATCAGTGTTTCTCTAAGCACAAACGAAGTCATCTCAGGATTTGGTTCATCATGAAGGATCCGATAAAGTCTGTGGTCCAAGGCCTTCTCTTTACCATTTGAAGTATGCTCATATACATGGAGCGGCAGGCTGGCTATTGTCTCAGCCAGTATCCTGACACACGCGTACACAGCTGTAGTCTGCATAGCTGTCCGCTCATTCACTGTCTTTCCGCTGCTAGTGCTTCCGAAGAAGAAGCTGTAGTTGCTTCCGAAGTATGTATTTGAAACAGGCTTATCCCTTGACCTGAATAGTCTTCCAAGTATAGGTATCTGCAT